AACACAACCAACTTGGAGGCGTTTAGCTGAGGACAACTGAGAATAAACCTCAGCTGCGTTCATGTGTGCTTCAATAAATTTCTCTTTCATATCTCAAATGTTTTCAATTTAAATTCATCGGCACGACTTTCATAACCAATATAACCACGTGGATTACAAACGATTCGTGTTTCATTTAAAGTATAATCAAAGACTTCATGGGTATGACCATGAGTCCATAATTTAATTTGTGGATGGGCTTCAATGAAGAAGTCTAATGTAGAACTATATCCGCCATTCATCAATGTTTCGTTTTGATATTTTGGATGTGTAGAAAGTTTTGATGGTGCATGATGACCAACAACAACAAATTTTTGATTGTCTTTACCTTGAACAACATGACGAATGTATTCAACCATTTTTCTATGGTCTTCCACAGCGTCTTGAGGTGAAAACTTAGCCGCACGCTCATGGAAATTACCATCAGCATCACGGAAGGAAACTTTCTTATTGCTATTTTTCACACAACGAAAATCATTCATCATGCTACCGATAGTAGTAAGTGTTATTGGATCTTCACCGTTCATATCAGTCCACAAAGTTCCACCAATGAAAGTGACACCATTAAGTGTGACTGTCTCTTTATCCAAGATGTATAAGTTATGGAGATGGTGGAGATTGTATTTCAAATCTCTTACGGTGTCTCTGAAATCACCATGATAATGTTCGTGGTTACCAACAATGTAGATAACGTGCTCAAATTCATCAGAACAATTTCTAAAAAAATCGTGAATTGCTTCAGACTTGCTCATTGGCGAACCAAGTTCCAACAAGTCTTTAGCAACGCAGATATCACCTGAAAGAATCAGGACATCAGCATTGTCTTTATTGGTTAAAATTAAGCCACCAAACTCAAGGTGCAAATCGGAACAAACTGCAATTTTCATAATATATCCTCACAATACAACCATTATATCATAATGGCATAATAAATGCGGCAATCATCCAATGACGTTGAAGGCTGCCTTATTAACTAAAAATGTTCTTAGGGGATTATCTTCCGAATATACCTTAATAAACACCTTTTCATCAACTAATGAAGTTTCATTAATGTTATGGCAATAAACAATATCGCCTGTGTATATGTTTTTCAGTTTCGTAGGTTTCATAATAAAAATCCATATTAATACATTTGTTCCGGTTTCTTACCAATGTTATATTTGGTAACCAATTCCCATTCATTTTTCTCTTTGAAGGAGATGATTTTAATTTGATGCAATGGTGCAATATTATCAATCATAATTTGTGGGTTTAAAATAGTTACCAATCCCCATTCTTCTAACAACTTAGCTATAGCGTTACGCCTCTGTATATCATTCTCAGATATGTTTGAAGGTTTACCATCTAATAAAAATAATTCTTTAAAATGGACAATGTAATATTGTCCTTGTTTATGGAGAATATGACATGATTGGTACAACACCTTTTCTTTCCGTGAAGATACACCGATTCTGGTCAATGTCTCACGAACCTTCAAAAAATCATCCTGTTCGTTTAATGTTACCTCAACGAACTGTTTTAAATCTACCATGATGCTTATCCACCTGTATCGGTTTTTTCTTTTAATAGTTGGATTTGTTCATCACTTAGTAGGCGTAAAGCTTCAATAGCTTTGGAATCTGACAGGCCATAGGCCAGTTTGACACATTCTATATCTTCACTTTTTTCAGACTTAACCCACTTTGCGAAAGGTCTTTTCCTAGACCTAATCGTATTTAGTCTTTTGTGTTTTTCATAAAGCATAATAGTTTTTCCACATCTTCCACATAACAATCACTTTTCATTCTATTAGCTTTAAATGAAATTATCTGAATATTACCTTTTACATATCCTTTTTTAGGATCAATTCTATCCAATGATGGTGATTTATCGGACGGTCCTCTTCCATCACTAACTTCAAATTCAAATCCGAATACAGGACAAACTGATGGAATCTGAATGTCAGAAATTTCTATATTAAAATCAATACCAGATTTTTCTGACCTTTTTTTAGCTCTCCACCACATAGATTTTATGTACTTTATTCCTAGTTCTTCATATTTTTCTTTAGATATTTTTCTTTTATCTAAAGATTTATTTTTAACATTTGCACACACCACACAAGACATATTAGAAACATATTTTTGAGATATGTGTCCTTTCCTACATGGCTTATCATTATAATAGCGATACAAACCTTGTTTCTTAGCTTCTTCTCTGGATATTAATTCCATAAATACCTCACAATATTAGATAATACTATTTAGTATTTTTAACCTCCCATATCAAACTTTTCTCTCAATAATTTAATATCTTTTTCGGAAATTAATCTCAAAGATTCAATGGCTTTAGAATCTGATAGACCGTAAGCTAATTTAATCAAATCAACATCTTCACTTTTTTCAGACTTAACCCACTTTGCGAAAGGTCTTTTTCTGGATCTTATTGTGTTCAAGAGGAAATCATTTTGAAGTTTTTTATCTAGGAAATGTCTACGGTTGACCTCATTGGCATACATGATACAGTCGGAATGATAAGATAGTGACCGATTAACGATGAAAGGTACATATTCCTTTTCTGTTAGTTCATCAACGATAATTTCTTTCTTGTTCTGGAGAATAGCGTTTACATAATCAAATGGGTTGCTCATGTTAACATCCTGATTAGGCCAATGGAATCAATCGTTGTTAACAAGATGTAGTTAGCCAACATCCCAAATGATTTCCTGCTAAAAGCAGCCCAAGCATACATAGAACAACCAAGTATCCAAATAGGATAAAGCTGAAGTAACGGAGGATTTGGAACAGTGAGGGCCATTGTAATCGAACATCCGATAGATATAGCCCAAGCCAAAAGCTCAACAATAAACCGAGAACGATTAGAAGTAAAGTCATCTTTGATCCATGAAAAAGTATTTAGAATTATTGTTTTCATTTAAATTCACACCCAACCATCAACTCAGTTAAACAGGCAACTGTATTGATTTCTTGGTCAGCTACGAATGCTTGCTTGTACTGATAGTCAGCAAGAATAATGACTGCTTGTGGAATACTTTGTGGTTTTAAAACATCATACAGGTTATCATAGATTTTACGGAAGAATGTTGTTGCATCAACATCATTACTTGCTACCCACTTACGAATAGCACCAAAGTCTTTCTCTTTGATGTATTTGATAATATCACCTATTGATACTTCCACTATATGTGCAAGAATACCACTATCAATTTTACCAAACTGTGAGTACCGTTGCAACTCATTAATTATACGGCGAAAGTCTGGAAAGTGTTTCTTGATTAATTCAGCAACAACCTTGTCCTCATACTCAATATTTTCACTTCGTAGAATTGACTGAATTCTCTTGAAGAACTGAGTGGCCATCTGAGCCTTCTCATTGTTCTTTAAAGTAAAATCAACAACTGCACACCGACTGTGCAATGGGTCAATGATACGATTCTTAAAGTTACAAGTAAAAATGAACGAGCAGTTACCAGCAAACTCTTCAATCGCATTACGCAAAGCAGGTTGAGTTGAATTTGGATTTAGGTAATCAGCCTCATCAATGATAATAACTTTGCGACCACCGGCAAGAGACATAGCTGAAGCATAATTTTTAATCTTGACACGAAATGTATCAATACCAGATTCATCTGAACCATTAATGACCAAATAATCACAACCAATCTCTTCACACATAGCTTTAGCAACTGTAGTTTTACCTACACCTGCACCACCAGCTAGAAGAAGGTTGGGAATATTATTTTGTGTGACATATTCCTGAAACGGTGTTTTCAACCGTTCAGGGAGAATACAATCAGCAATAGTTTTAGGACGGTATTTCTCCGTCAGTAATAAATGTTCTATCATTCACAAACCCCATAATATAAAATAAAAACTCAGAAACTACTGTTGATACGAGAAACAACTTCAAGATAAGATTCTTCTACAGTCCAGGTATTGTTACCAATGCCATAGATTGCAGTTACTTTTTCCTCTTGTTCATTCTCAATTTCAAAAACACTAATCACATGGTCAGGGTTAATGGCGATTGAATTCGAGGCATTGCCTTTGAAAGTATTTGTAAAATAGACCAACATATCAAGCCTTTGTGAAAGTAGAACCGGTTTCAGTAGAAACCCAATACTGAAGGTTTACAGTCTTGTGTTTGAAGTTTGAAACACCCTTTGATGAGATTTGTACATCATAACCACCATTAAGCAACTTCGCAATATGTTCTGTCTTGAAAACAAAACGATACTTATCACCATTACCTACACAGATATCCAATGAATCAGTATGAGTAGAATCGTCAGCTGAATCAAAGGCTAACAAACTAACTTTTTCACCGTCAGATTCAATAGCAATTTGTGGTAAACCAAGAACACCGGCTGAATCCATAACCCATTTGAAATCTTCCTCTGTTAGTGATACAGAGACTTCAGGACTAGGCATCACCAACTCTTTTTCAGGTGGTGTATTGATTGTATTGGCTGATGCAAAACGATAACAAATTTTGCTGCGGCCTTTGTTACCAACAATCTTAACTTCTTTTTCTGCAAACTCAAATGTTGGTGCATCTTTGTGTAGAGAAACAACAGACAAAAATTTGTTCAAATCATAGATACCAAACTCACTTGGGATATCTTCTTTGATTGTAACTTGAGCAAGAATATTCTTCTGAGAAGAAATTGTCTTTAAAATACTACCTTTTTTGAAAAGAATACCTTGGTTAATCTTACCAAAGTTTTTCAATACTTCAATTGTATCCGTAGATAATTGCATAACTAACTCCATATTGTAATTGAAACACCATTATAACACATCACCTCAAAAACTGCAATACTCTTTCTACTTCTTTACCTAAGTCTTGAATTGTACCATTGTTGCCAATCGTGTAATCAAATTCACAGCCTACCCAATCCCATTCCGATTTATGGATATGTTCATGTTGCATGAACT